GTGGCGAGCCTCTCGCCTACTTCATTTATCTTTGCCCTTAGGATTAGTTCATCGACATTAACAACAGATGTATCAAGCTCGTACGCTTGGTCGATTAAAGACGAGAATCTTTCTAGGTGCTTCTTGTTCGATACTGATTCAGCTAATAGACCTACAAAGATTTCACGGTTGATGGTGTTAGCGTCATTGTCGCGGGCATAGTACTCGTTGATCTTCCCAACAATGATCTGGAATTCCCTACTGTAATCCTTTAAGTTGATGTACGAGAGAATTAAATTGAAGCTATCACGCCTCCGCAAAGCGGCGGAGAGCAAGTGTAATTCCAAACGGTTTCCTCCTTACTGTGGTCGATATTCATGTACCATCTTATCTAGTCGAACATCTTTTACCATTGATTGTCGCCATCCAGAATAAGAGCCGAACAAAGACAAGAACTTAACTGCCGCTTCTTTGCCGGTCAGTGCATTGATACGAACCGGATACCGAACGACGTTCTCATACTCGTCACTCCACTTAACCGGTACGTCTTGGAAAGCATCACGCTCAGACACTACCATGATTCTGTCTGCCTGCTTAACGAGAGGATCGAGGTTGTCTAGTTCCACCCCGAACTTCTTGCCAATCACTGATTGTAACACAGACTCGGTTCGTGAGTAAGCCTCACCAAGCATCCGTTTAAATGGCGTTGGGATATCGCAAATGTACGCTTCGCTTGCGTCATGTAAGAGAGCCTGCAACTTAAGGTGCTTAGGCACAAGTTCAGACACGTGGATACAGTGCTGAGCTACAGAGTAGAACTGGTTCAGTTGACCATTGAAGCGGCACAGCTTAGACAGAGCGTTGGCAATATCTTCGATCTTAATGGATTCTGTAGATGGTGCAAGCAGATTGATTCGTTGACCGCTATTAGTAGCGGTCCAGTTGTTAGCAAACATTTATTCCACCCTCTCTTGTAGTTCCAGAAGTAAATTAGTTGTATTTTCAATCTCGTCAATAGCTTCTCGGAGCAACGCTCTCACATCTTCGTGAAGCCCATAATTCTCGGCCTCCTCGTGTAGCTTATCCAGTAGCTTATCATTCATCGTTGTTTGCTCCTCTCTGCGTCAATAGCCGTACGCCACTCGTCTAACGATACTGGTTCTCGATTAATCTCTTTCATGTGCAACTCGATTAGACGATCATTACTCTTACGGTCATGAGTAAACCACCACGCGAAGCGCTCCGCGTCTCCTTTCGCTGCTTCAAGCTCAAGTTCATCACTACGAATCTTCTTATGCAAAGTATTAACCTGCGCATTACGGGCTTCTAATGTATGTGTTGCCTGCGCTAATCGTTCGTTAGCTACGCCTAAAGAAATCTGTAGATTAGCAACCTCAGTTCCTCTCATGGCTACTTCCTTCTTTAACGTTTCGATCTGATCAAGCAGTGGCCTTACTGATGGCATCAGTTGTTATCTCCTTCATAAAGGCATTGAACTCTTGGTATGGCATATCTTTAATATCGTTGTTGCCAAGCGGCTTTACTAGCATTTGTGGAAGGTGATCATCGAATAGTAGTCGGTACTTAATCGCTTGAAATGTAGCGTCTTTGTCGAGGCACAACCACACGCGGTCGTACTCTTGCGCTTTGATTTCGTTGATGCGATCAAAGTTTAGAACTGTACCTAGTAGAGCAACAGCATTAACCTTCCCGTCTTGAGCTAGTCTCAGCGCGGATGGAATATCTTCAACGATGACAAGCGTTTTGCCGTACTTCTTGTATTGATACCAGCACATCAGGTTCTCGCCAACGTTATATCCAGTGGTGAAAGCCTTAGGCGCATCTCCTGAGTATGACCGGAACTGTTCTCCCCTAATCTCTCCGTCTGGTCCGAATACAGGAAAGATCACACGCGCGCCAAAACCATCGTAGTCAGGAGTATACGCCCATCCAGCCCTATCCATAGTATCTCCGTCAATAGAGTAAAGCTGGAACAACGCTTCCTCCAAAGCCAACGGAATCTTTTCCCGAGCGAACACACGCTGGTACTTGGGTTCGACTGGTGAGTGTTCTCCTGCGTAGCTGCTGGACTTCTCGTTGCCGACAAACGAGCATGACGCGCGGTGGCATTTCCACCATATGTTACCTTGCTCTGCTCGTCCTACAGACATTGAAGTTTCGTGCTTCGATCCTCCATTACACTTAGGGCAAAGCTGCCCGGACATCTGAGTGCCCGGGGCTAAGTGAGAATAGGAGAGTAGCACGTCATCGCGTGCGTCCATATATCATGCTGCCTGTTGTTTCATTTGCTTAAGACCAGCCTCGGTCAACGGAGTCACAACCAAAGCAACCGATGTATCCATACGGTTCTGTTCCGTCATACCAACAACAGCGACCCATCCTCCGACTTCCTTATTGTTAATCCAGTTCTGATCTGATGCAGCCGCACTCATATTACGCATGATGCCGATGTGAACCATCTTACCACCGCCAGCGCCGGGGATATACTCTTCGATATCTCCGTACAGTTCACCGGTTTCAGGCTCAAAGAATGCGCCCTTGAACCACTGAAGCTCGCCCATCACACCTTTAGATTCAGCGGCTTGTTGTTCTGCGCTTGTGGCCGATGAATTAGAGAACCAATGAGGAGGACAAATATAATCCCCGCCATTGTTCCCAGCACTTTCAGTCGTCCTAACAGAGGTAGTGAGCTTCGCTTCTTCCTTAGGCTCCGGTACCTTAGCGGCTTTTGTTTCGGCAATGCGTTGCTTTTTTCGATCCCTCTTTGAGAGACGAAGCGCTTTCTTGTGTTCGGTGTGGATTGCCAAGGCGTCGGTTGCTGGGGCGGCAGCTTCTCGTTCGGCTGCTTTACGCTGAGAGATGGCGGAGCGATTTTTTCCAAGGGCAGCCTTGACTTCATCGACGAGTTTCTCAGCTCCGAGGGGAAAGGATACGGGGCGGGAGCTACCGCCAGAAGCTCCTCGTGTAGCGTTGTGTTGCGTGTATCCATATCCTCCTTGCTGAGGCCAGCCCAATACGTCGTCGCTGTTATCTCCCCAATCCCCATCATCGCCATATTCAGCAGCACCGGGAATGTTATTCTTAGGCACATCTACCCACTTACCAGTGTTGTGGTCCCACCTACCTCGTGAGCCTTCACGATATCGAGGATAGGTCACTCCACATGTAGCGCCCCTCGTAGTACTGGAGGAAGTGGTGGTTGAAATGTATTTGTACACGGGCAGATTGATTTTGCTCCAAGTAATATTTCCAGTCTTGGACAAATCGAATGTGTATAGTTTCTGCTCTTCCAAAGAATAGATGGATTCTGCGGTATCAATCTTCGCTCGCTCAGCCA